TTGAAATTCCTTTCAGAGGACGTACTCTAAAAGTTGCTGGAGACAGAACTTTTGATACTTGGACGGTAACAATCATCAACGATGAAGATTTCAAACTAAGACATGCATTTGAAATGTGGATGAATCTTCTCAGCAAACTTGATAACGCAACTGGCGCTTCTAACCCAAATACTTATATGAAGAATGCTACTATCTATCAACTAGGTAGAAGTAATAGTGTTGGTGGCGGAAGTGGTCAGACTGGAGAAAATGCTGGTGGCAATAACGTTAGAGATAACGTAAACGCTTCAGGCCCTGGATTTAGTCCTACTGGATCTGGAGATACCACCATTCTTAGATCATATAAGTTCTACGATATTTTCCCAACTAACGTTGCTGCAATTGATGTATCTTACGATACCACAGATACTATTGAAGAGTTCACTGTTGAATTCCAAGTTCAATACTTTGAAATCAACGACGGCCCAGGTAACGTTGTCTAATTAGACTAAATAGTAAGATAAAGAGTTAACAAAATTAAATTATGGCAAAACTATTTGGTTTTTCTATTGACGATAATAATAATAACAAACCCGATAGTGCGATCTCTCCCGTTCCTCAAAATAATGAGGACGGGAACGATCATTACTTAACTAGCGGGTTTTTTGGTTCGTATGTAGATATTGAAGGAGTATATAGGACAGAATTTGAATTAATTAAAAGATATCGTGAGATGGCACTTCATCCAGAAGTTGATAGTGCTATTGAAGATATTGTAAATGAAGCAATTGTTTCAGATACGGATGATGTCCCTGTACAGATAGAATTATCAAATTTAAATGCCAGTGATGGTATTAAAAAAAGAATTAGAGAAGAGTTTAAGATAATTTTAGATCTACTAGATTTTAACAAAAAGTGTCACGAGATTTATAGAAATTGGTATATTGATGGAAAGATATTCTATCATAAAGTAATTGATTTGAAAAATCCTCATGAAGGAATTCAAGAATTGAGATATATCGATTCTATGAAAATTAAGTATGTAAGGCAGAAGAAGCAAAATAAGAATGATTCTGCATTTATAAACAGAACTCTAGATGATAATCCTTTAAGTTACGATTTTCCAGAGATCGAAGAATATTTCATTTACAATCCCAAAGTAATTGGTGGTACTGCAGGATTTAGTAAAAATAATTCATCTGAAAATGGAATCAAGATCGCAAAAGATGCAATTACATATTGCACATCAGGTCTTGTAGATAGAAATAAAGGAATAACTTTATCATACTTACATAAAGCAATCAAGTCTCTCAATCAACTACGAATGATTGAAGACTCCCTAGTTATCTATCGCTTATCTCGTGCTCCTGAACGTCGTATTTTTTACATCGATGTAGGTAATCTACCAAAAGTAAAGGCAGAACAATATCTACGTGACGTTATGATGCGTTATAGAAATAAGTTAGTCTATGATGCATCTACTGGAGAAATCCGTGATGATAAAAAATTCATGAGTATGCTTGAAGATTTCTGGTTACCTCGCCGTGAAGGTGGTAGAGGAACTGAAATCTCTACTCTTCCTGGTGGACAAAATCTTGGAGAAATAACGGATATTAATTATTTCCAAGAAAAATTATATCGTTCATTGAACGTACCAGGATCAAGAATTAGTGGAGAAGGTGGATTTAACTTAGGAAGATCTTCAGAAATTCTTAGAGATGAACTTAAGTTTACTAAGTTTGTAGGAAGACTAAGAAAGAGATTTTCTAACATGTTTAGTGATATGTTAAAAACTCAACTTATTCTTAAGAATATTGTTACTCCCGAAGATTTTGCAGAATTAAAAGATTCTGAACTTATGAATGAAAGGTTAGGACTTCTTGCAACTGCAGAACCATATGTTGGAAAATATTTCTCTCAAGATTATCTAAGAAGAAAGATTCTTAGACAAACTGATGAAGAAATTGTAGAGCAAGATAAGATAATGAAAAAAGAAATTGAATCTGGAATAATCCCAGATCCTGCACAAATGCAAATTGATCCCGCAACTGGACAACCTATCGCAGGTGCAGGTGGTGCTGGAGATTTAGGTGCTCCAGTTATGGAACCAGATTTAGAGTCTGACGCAAATTCTACTCAACTTAATAATAAAGATTTAAAGGCTGGAGAAATTTAATAAATAAAAAAGAATTTTTAAAAATTTAAATTTATGGATGATCTAATGGATATGATTATAGGAGATGAATCTCCTTCAAAAATTAGTGATGAAATTAAAAATATTTTATTCAGCAAAAGTGCAGATAAAATTAATTCACTAAAACCTGAAGTTTCTAATTCTATGTTTAGTGGAATTGTAAATTCGGAAGAAGAATAAATAACTAATAAAGTACTTTTGCACTATGGCTAGAACATTACTATTGGGTGGTGAAGATGCACTACCAACTACAACTGGTACTGCTACAAGCTTTTCTGAAGCATCTGCAGTAAGATTGGTTAACAACTCTACAACAGCATATGCAGTAGTTGTAGTAGAAACTCAGGGAGGAACTGTTATTGGTTCTATGACCCTTCCAGGTAATTCAGTTGAAATACTGCAAAAACAATACACCCATTGTGTTTATGCTACAAATACTTCTATTCGTGGCGCAAAAGTAGGACTTACCGTATAAAAAAATGAAACTAATCAGAGAAGAGATCGAAAAGGTAGAAGTTCTTACCGAAGGAACTGGTAAAAATCAAAAACTTTATATTAAAGGTCCATTCCTTCAAGCAGAATGTGTGAACCGTAATGGTCGCATGTATCCTCTTTCTATTATGGAAAGAGAAGTAGGACGTTATACTGAACAGTACGTAAATAAGGGTCGTGCTTTAGGTGAACTTGGACACCCAGATGGTCCAACAGTAAACCTTGATAGAGTTTCTCATAAAATTGTAGAACTTTACCGCGAAGGAAATAACTTCATCGGTAAAGCACAAATTCTTTCAACTCCTATGGGTAAGATTGCAGAATCTCTACTCAAAGATGGCGTAACTCTTGGCGTTTCTTCTCGTGGTATTGGATCACTAAGAGAAAATAACAAAGGATATAAGGAAGTTGGTGAAGATTTCATGCTAGCAACTGCTGCAGATATCGTCGCAGATCCTTCTGCACCTGATGCTTTCGTTCAAGGAATTATGGAAGGAAAAGAGTGGGTATGGGATGGTGGCATTCTTCGTGAAAAATTTGCCAATCAAACTAAGAGTAAAATTAATACTTTAGTTGATCAAAAAAGACTTGAAGAACATAAGTTAGATTTATTTAACAATTTTCTAAATAGTCTTTAAAATTATATTTTAATAAATAAATATAGATTAAATTTATAGGTTAATCGGAGAGTTCAAATGTCTCGTGGAGATTTACAAGAAATGGAAGTAGGCACTAAGCAATCCAGAACCGCTGTCAATGCTGGTGCTAAGGGAGCGGATACAATGCCAAAACTAGCAGCAGGTGCTGTTGCTGGTCAAACTGGTTCTTGGGAAGATCTTGGTGGCCCTACACCAGAAAACTACAAGTCTGATGACGATTCTGCAAAACTAGCAGAACCTTCACTAAAGACTGTTAAGGATATTGTAACGAAGAGGAAACTGAAGAAGTAGAAGAAGAGTTCAGCGTTGAAGAAGACGTTGAAGCACTTCTTTCTGGTGAGGAACTCTCCGAAGAATTCCAAGAAAAGGCAAAACTAATTTTTGAAACCGCTCTAAGAGCAAGAGTTTCAGAAATTCGTGAGTCACTAGAAGCACAATACGAAGAAAGACTTCTAGAAGAAGTTCAAGAAATTAAGACTTCTCTAGAAGAAAGAGTTGATGCTTATCTAGAGTATGTCGCTGATGAATGGATGAATGAGAATCAACTCACCATCCAATCTGGTATTAAGGAGGAACTTTCTGATTCCTTCATGAATGGTCTAAAAGACCTTTTTGAAGCACATTATGTATCAATCCCTGAAGATAAATATGATGTTCTAGAGAGCATGGTAGAAAAACTTGATGATATGGAGACAAAACTCAACGAGCAAATTGAGAAGAACATCTCCCTAAACAAGCGTCTCGCAGAGTCGGTTGCTGATGGGATCTTTGATGAGATTTCTGAGGGTCTTGCACTTTCTCAGAAGGAAAAGCTCGCTTCACTTGCCGAAAGTGTTGAGTTTGAAAGTGAGGTAGAATATCGTGAAAAACTAGAAACTCTAAGGGAATCATATTTCCCAAATATTGCAGTTTCTCAAAGGGCAAGTGATTCTATCAAGGATTCACACAGAAGAGCTGTAACCGCTCAACTGCTAGAAAACCAAGAAAGATTTCTAAGAGAGCAAAATGCTTTCTCACAGTCAGGTTCATTCCTAACTGAAGCTCCAACTAACTCAGCAGGTACTGGTGGTTTTTCAAACACTGGTACTGGTGCTGCTGCAGGTGGTCCAGTTGCTGGTTTTGACCCTGTACTAATTAGCCTAATCCGTCGTGCAATGCCTAACCTCGTTGCATACGATCTCGCAGGCGTTCAACCAATGACCGGTCCTACTGGTCTAATTTTCGCAATGCGTTCACGCTACACCAACCAGAGCGGTACTGAAGCATTCTTCGACGAAGCAAATACTGCATTCTCTGGTCAGGATAGCGGTTTCAACAACGAAGGTGGATTCACCGATGGAGTTGCTGGTTTCGGTACTACTGCACAAGCAGGTACTAATCCTGGTCTTCTAAATCCAGTTGGTGCTGCTTCATCCCTCGCTTACAATGTAGGTCAGGGCATGAACACTGGCGACGCTGAGAACCTCGGCGTTTCTGATCAGTTCAACGAAATGGCATTCTCAATCGAGAAAGTCACCGTAACTGCTAAGTCAAGAGCACTAAAGGCTGAGTATTCACTAGAACTCGCTCAAGACCTCAAGGCTATTCACGGTCTAAACGCAGAAGCAGAACTTGCTAACATTCTCTCAACTGAGATCCTCGCAGAAATCAACAGAGAAGTTATCAGAACCATCTATAAGGTTGCTGAGCAAGGCGCTGCTGTAAATACTGCTACCGCTGGTGTATTCGACCTTGACGTTGATTCTAACGGTCGCTGGAGCGTTGAGAAGTTCAAGGGTCTACTCTTCCAAATCGAGCGCGACGCTAACGCAATCGCACAAAGAACTCGTAGAGGAAAGGGCAACACCATCATGTGCTCTGCTGACGTTGCTTCAGCACTAGCAATGGCAGGTGTTCTCGATTATACTCCTGCACTAAATGCAAACCTCAACGTAGATGATACTGGCAATACTTTTGCTGGTACTCTAATGGGTAAGTTCCGCGTATATATTGACCCATATTCTGCAAACGTATCTGCTAACCAGTACTACGTTGTAGGTTATAAGGGTTCTTCACCTTATGACGCTGGACTATTCTATTGCCCTTATGTTCCTCTCCAAATGGTTCGTGCCGTTGGTGAGAACACCTTCCAGCCAAAGATCGGCTTCAAGACCCGTTACGGTATTGTTGCAAATCCATTCGCAGAAGGCACTTCCCAGGGTCTCGGTGCTCTCAAGCACAACGCAAACCGCTACTACAGAAGAGTACAGGTCAAGAACCTTATGTGATCCATTTCACAACTCTTATTCAGGGGTGCCGAAAGGCACCCTTTTTTTATCTAAATATTTAAAAGTACCACAGTCTGATGGATAATTTTAACGAATTTAATAATACTATAAAAAATAGAAATTTTCTATCTACACTGGGATTTAAATTTACTATTACAAGAGCACCTAAAGTTGCTTATTTTAGTAACAACGCAAATATTCCAGACTTAACATTAGGTGTTGTTAATCAACCAAACTACTTAACTGATATTCCAGTTCCTGGAGATAAACTTGAATTTGCTGATTTTAGTCTTAAATTCTTAGTAGATGAGAATTTAGAGAATTATATGGAAATACAAAATTGGATGAGAGGTCTTGGATTTCCTGAAACTTTACAACAAATATATGACTTACAAGATACAAAGTCAAAATATGAAAATCCTCCAAAGTCTCAGATGAATATCTATTCTGATGGAACTTTAATTGTATATAACAGCAATCAAAATTATAACTTTGAAGTAAGATTTAAATCTTTATTTCCTTATAAGTTATCTTCTCTACAATTCGATTCTACAACACCAGATAATCAATATTTTACTGCAGATGTATCTTTTAAGTATATGATGTATAATATAGTAGGTAAGAATGGACAGTCTCTATGAGTATTGATTTAGAATCTATACAAAGTATGTGGGAAAAAGATTCTAAAATTGACCCAGACAATTTACACACAGAATCTTTAAATATACCTTCTCTACATGCGAAGTATTTTGATTTGCTTAATAATATTCTTTTATTAAAGAAAAAAGCAGAACAACAAAGAAAAAATATAAGACACGAAAGATACGAATATTATTCTGGTAAAGCAGATCCAGAAGTTTATCAAGATGAACCTTTTCCTAAAAAGATTAGAGATAAAGATACTATGCAAAAGTATCTCGATGCTGACGAAAAACTAGTCAACGTTAATCTCAAAATAGACTACTATGAAACTCTCATAAATTATATTGAGAGTATTCTTAAACAAGTCTCTAATAGGACTTATCAGATTAAGAATGCCATCGAATTTATAAAATTCCAGGCAGGTTATGGTTAATAGTGCAAATTTGATTATATCTAAATCAAATGAAGTTTATTTAAAGATTGAAACAGAACCTCATATTGAATATGAACTAAGAGATTATTTTAAATTTGAGGTTCCAAATGCAAAATTTATGCCCCAGTACAGAAAGAGAAACTGGACTGGGGAGATACATTTATTCGATATGAGGACTAAACAACTCTACATAGGTCTTCTAGATAAATTAATCTCATTTTGCAAAAATTATAATTATAGTTACGAATTTAAAGATAACAAATATTACGGACTTCCATTTGAAGTTAATGAATATATTTCAATGGAAGGAGTAAAAGATTATTTTTCTTCAATCACGCACTTTTCTCCAAGGTCTTATCAATTAGAGGCAGTATATGATGCCCTACGACATAATCGTAAATTACTGATAAGTCCCACTGCGTCAGGAAAAAGTCTGATGATTTACGCTCTAGTACGTTATTATACGGATAAGAATCAAAAAATTCTGATAGTCGTTCCAACGACCAGTCTTGTAGATCAATTAGTCGGTGATTTTCTTGATTACGGATGGAATGCTGATTCATATTGCCATAAAATATATTCTGGACGTGAAAAGAGAAATGATATGCCAGTTACTGTAACTACATGGCAATCAATCTACAAATTAGAAAGATCTTTCTTTGAGGATTATGATGTAGTTATTGGCGATGAAGCACACTTATTTAAAAGTAAGTCTCTTATATCTATAATGACAAATCTTCATCATGCAAAGTATAGATTTGGATTTACTGGAACTTTAGATGGAACACAAACCCATAAATGGGTTCTTGAAGGATTATTTGGGCCATCTTATAAAGTAACTAGAACTGCTGAATTAATGGAGAAAGGACATGTATCTAAATTAGATATTAGATGTCTTGTATTAAAGCATAATCCACAGAAATTTGAAACTTATGAGGATGAGATTCAATATCTAATTACTCATGAGAAAAGAAATAACTTTATAAAAAATCTTGCTTTAGATTTAAAAGGTAACACATTAATTCTTTTTAGTAGGGTTTCTACCCATGGAGAACCATTATTTGAAAAAATAAATAGTAGTGTTGGTGAAAATAGAAAAGTATTTTTTGTTCATGGTGGAGTGGAGACTGAAGAAAGAGAATTAGTACGAAGTATAACAGAGAGAGAAAATAATGCAATCATTGTTGCTTCTTATGGCACTTTTAGCACTGGTATCAATATTAAAAATCTTCACAATGTAATCTTTGCATCTCCAAGTAAATCCAGAATTAGAAATTTACAATCAATCGGAAGAATATTAAGGAAAGGAAAAAATAAAACTAAAGCAGTATTATATGATGTTGCAGATGATTGTACTTTTAAGACAACAAAAAACTACACTTTAAATCATTTAATTGAAAGAATTAAAATTTATAATGAAGAAAACTTTAATTATGAAATAATCTCAGTAAATTTAAAACCATGATGGAAGAAGACTTTTATGCTACTGTTAAATTAAAGAATGGAGAAGAACTATTCTCTATAGTTTCAGCATCT